AAGAGTTCCTGATGAGGTTTTTAAAGTCGCTGCCTGCCCCGCAGCATTTTTTGCGATGTATATTTTACTTGAGGCTGGACAAATTACTGTAGCCGCACCAGAAAGTGAACTACCAGTATCTGTAAACTCTAACATAGCGGCACGAGATTCAGACGTAGTCCCGTTGGCAGTAGTTAATGTGTGTGAGTTAGCAGTCCAAGAATTAATTACTTTGCGGCCTGCAATGGCTTCTTCAATCATAGAAGTAATATTGTCGTTGACAGTATTACCCCATGTACCACTCAGCTCGCCCTGAGTAGGGAGCGCAAGTTTTAATATAGAAGTATATGTTGTTGCCATATTTTAATCCTCATTTGGCTACGTTTTGTCAACCTACGATATACCTTACTACAATACTACCCTAAATAATCCGATATACGCTAGTAGTTTTTACTTACGAAAACCTTATAACAGCTGTAGTTTCCGTAACAGGAGGGAAATCTACAGTAAAATTACCTCCTGAAGTGCTATAATCTGCTCCAAAATCTAAAACTGCCACCGCTGGGTCTCCACCTCCAGATTTGTAAATCAACGCGCTCCTAGCGGTAATATTGCTTGTATTCCATACAGTATCTACAAAACTTACTATACAACTTGTTCCTGCTGTAGCTGCTGGTACCAACGTAAGTGTGTTACCTCCGGCAGTATACCCTGTACCTACAACTTCATTGCTGGTGCTGTACGCAGTTGTAGTCTCATTTATGTTAGCGCTAGATGTGTACAATGCTATCTTAAATGTTTGCGTAGTGTTGGCGCTAAAATCCATTTCTCCATCAAACACGGCCTTTTTAAACGAAGTACACATAGTTTGTTTAGTCGCCATTATCGTCCCCTAACTTGCTTCTACCCGAAACTGCCCAGAACGATATGCGTCTTCTCGTAGTTTACCATCACCCAGATTCTTAAGGAGCCCTATAGATAAAACATATAATTTACCATACTCAGCTACTATATCAGGCTCACTTTTCATAAATCTTGTAGCTTCTACGAGAGCGCCGTTTAGCAACGCAGAATCAAATTGCTCCCCTAACCACGTAGTACCAGCGGTGACTATGGATTGTGGGTAGTATCCGTATATATGTTCAATATCGTAATTAGCGTCTGGTGTTGGAGCAAACTCAATCTGTGTTTGTCCGTAATAAGCATAAAATTTAGGTAGGCCATAATGTGTAGACGTGTTCACTGGGTATGCTTCACGTAGGAAGTTAACGTCTTTATTTAGTAAGTACGTGTACGTGCTACTACTTATTACCGCCAAACTATATGTGTACAAAAAATCTGTAGGTAGTGTGTACAGTTTATTGGTGCTTACTACAGGTCCCTCATCTAACTTTCTTAACGCCGGTATTTGAACAGTATTATATATCTTCTGTTCCGCCTGCTCAGTAAACATGGCAAGCTGATCCGCTGTGAAAGTTGTTTCACATATATCCTGTATATTTGCTGTCAGCTCTGTATAGTTCATGTCTTACGCCATTGGTCCGCGAGCGTACAATCCTCTAGTAGCTGCGCCAGTACCACGTACTTTAACACCGCCCTTAGACGCACCTTTTGATTTTACAGAACCCCCACCGCCATATTTTTTAGCTAATTTCGAGTCCATTTTTTCCTGTACCTTTTCTGGTAACATAGAAAAACCCTTCATATTTTTATTCATCTTAATACTCCTACTAAGTTGTTACAGTAACTGTGCCTATAAATCCAGTCCCAACAACTCCGCGGACTGGTATGACTTGAGCTCTGCTCTGAGCGTATTGATTGTAATCTGGACGCGGATTACGAATAGCCTGCGGATCATCTACAGGGAATGAACCCAAACTTAACTGCGGTTGGTCAGGATTCCAGCACTCTGGGCAAGCCATTAAGTTACTGTTACGCCCTTTAACTATAAGATCACGAAGTTCACGTAATTTATACTGAAACCCACAAATATCGCATATGGCTAGAGATTTTTTACCTGAAGCAAACCTGCTCATACCTACACCCTATTCACTGCAGGTACAAATCTGAGAGGGGTTTTCTCCCGATCTTCTCCTGCGGCTAATACAAATTGAGCTTCATATTCGGCTTTTAACATCTCTACTCTTGGAGCCAACTCAGGTACTTTCATAGCAATATGATACGCTAACCCAGCAACAAGACATGGTAAGAACCTAAAGTTCATGTCCGCTGTCTGTACACCGCTACCTGCATCTTCAATCCGGCGTAATCTATAGTACTTAAACACGTAATTATTATTATCTGGTACAGGCCATACGTTTATTTGCGGTGCAGCCACCAACCGTTCAATCCAAACTTGGATTGGTCTACCTCGTGTTAACTTGTTTGGTATAGACGCGTAAGTACTCACACTAATACGAGTTATAGTAAGATCTGTTTGAGTATTTACATTTCCTGCATCTGTACGGATTACTTGCTCTAGCAAATCAATAGTATCCGCAGGTAACGCGTATTGCCCTGTGCCTGCAACTAGATTTACTGTACCTTCATCTACAGTCCACAAGTTAATACCACGATTTTGCCACTCAATAGTCATAAGATTCATAGACCTGCGAGCAGTACGAAGATCATACCCAGAACGCATCTCACGACCTGCGCGTTCCCACGCTTCTTCCGCGATCTCGGTAAACTCCATGTTAAAATCTGTGGTACCTGAAGTAGCCATCGGTTAAACCTTTGCTATAATAGCTTTCGCTTTAGCCACCAGTGATGACTTTGTTTCTCTACGATCAAGCTCGACACCGTATTTACGCATCATAGCTTCAAGTTCTAGTTTACTCATGTCATTGAGATCGACGGCATCAGACGTTGCTTTCGGCGTAAATTTTTTAACCCCACCACCCATATCTGCGAGCTTTGCTTCTGCCTGTGCTTTAGACATAAGGTCAAAAACCTTTATATCGTAGGTTCCGTCAGAGTTTTTTACCCCGATCTGATATACTGGTTCCCCAGTAGAAAAATTACCGTTCTGAAAAACTTCCATCAACTTTTCCTTTTACGTTTTGCTGGAGATACTCTACGAGGTTTACCAGCAGGTTGTCCTAAACTCTTCTTCTGCGCAATCTTAGAGCGTTTCTCCGAAGCACTCATTTCCCCAGAGGTTTTCGGGGTCTTAGAAGAAATCCTTTTGCTGGGGCGACAATATGGAGTACCCCGTTTTTCACCTTTGCCACGCCCACATGCTTTCCCCGTGGAAACGTCTTTCCAGTCTTCCTTGAACCATCGCTTGAGCGCCGCACCTTTTTTTGTCTTTCTTACCGCCACTATTTACCCGCCTTCTTCTTTCGGCATTTAGCAATGGCTCCACTTGCATACGCTGATGGGAAGACCTTATAAGAAGACTTTACTTTATGGTAACACGCGTCCTTAACAGTACCGCCTTTTTTGTAGCCTTTGCTGCATTTAGCGCACCCACAGTCTTTTTTATAGTACTTACGCACAGTTTCACGAACCCTTCATAGTGACCATTTTACCAGCACGAAAACCTCTAACTGCTATGCCGTTACCACGAAGTTTGCCACCTTTTGAGTAACCTTTTTTCTTCATGGCACCGCCCATAGCGTAGCCCTTTTTCTTCATTATGCCACCAGTTTTCTTGCCCATGGCCTTTAATCCTCCAGCAGGCAATTTTAAAGGGTTTTTATCTCCACCCTGATCCATAAATTTACCACCACCCTTCATTCTATCTAGCTCTGCTTTAAGGGCTGCTATTTGCTTGTCTTTTAAGTTACTCATCAGATTCATCCTTATACAAATTGTTAAACACTCGGTTAGTATCCCACACATAGCCTACATCTTCTTTTGAATTGTAGGTATGTTGGTTTGGTTTGAAGTCTGGAGCGCCTTCGCCCGTCTCAAACCACGCAGGATGCGTAACCCGCACCCGATTATTAGGTAACGCTACCATATTACCTGTTAACTCGCCAGCATCTAGCAATTCAAGCACATGGCTTTGTTTGTGTTGTGCTGGATCATCTGCAACTTCGCTGTCTGTGTAATCTACAGTAAAGTAATATTTGGCAGGGTAGAACTCACCATCCACTTTAGCCATCCAAGGCGCTGGTGATGCTCTTTCAATCTTATATACTGAATGATAATGAGACATACAGTCCCAAGGCTGCGCTATGTAGGGTGGTAGCTCTGTAGGCCACTCTTCGTAGGGTGTGTCGGCTACAAGCGCTGTGAGAGGCATCCTAGCCCACATAGCGCCACCATGTACGTTAGGTTCGTCAGTGTCGTCTGACTCGCATCCTGTGAAGATAACTTGGAAACTAAGAGTGCGGTTAGGCATTGTAGTAACAGCAACAACCATGGCGTGAAGAAACTCACCATGGTAGTCTTCCAAGTTCTTGGTGTACTCTCTACGAACCCAAGCCTTGAAGTGTGGTATGTTGGACTGTAGATACGGCACCTAACAATTCCACTTCCTAAGACTCTTATTTATACGGCTATTAGGATCATTTGCGGTCTTCTTGCTAGTCAACCGTTTCTTCATCCCACTCATACGAGCGCAGAAAGACTTACGCCTATTAGCCGCCTTAGAGCCCTTTTTAAGTTTGCTAGGCTTAGTAGTTACAGCTGTTTTAAGTTTACTGCCGGGGTTTGCCCGACGATAACTTGCCACACCTTTTTTATTAAGCCCACCAGACTTGCTTTTGCCTTCTTTACGTTGCCATGCTGGGGATTTGACTGAACCCCCAGACTTATAGTAACTACGCATCGAACTAACCTAAGATTAACGTGATGATAGACCCTGTACCGCTAAGTGCTGAAACAAAACAGCCGTTCTCAGCAAGAATACCATCATCAGGCAGGTACAGATCATTCCAACCTGCGGCCACTGTTAAATCTAACAACGTAGCTCCAGAAGCACTTCCGTCCTTCAAAGTAAACGCAGTTACTGCAGTGCCGTAGATTAGTACGCCCTTAATTCTAGAACGCCCTGACCCTACAAGTCCTGCAGAAAACCCAGAAGTAGCTACGTTATAGGCTTTGACTTCAAATCCAGCCATTACAGCCTCCTACTATGCGAGGTTATTATTCTGCTGGTACAATATTGTAAAACGAACAAGACCCGCGTTTGTCGCAGCAGAAGCTGTTACAGTCAAACGTCTGTCTGACACACCAGTATCCTGCCAAGCTAACGCAGCGCCAGCTTGTGTTGTCGGGTAAACTCGACCAGCGTCTGTTCCAGATGCAAAGGTATTCAAGATTGTGGCTGCGCCGCCTGCTGTGTCTCCAACACTAAGGTTGGTCGTAGCATTTGCGGCTGTAATGATGTCAATCACACAGTCAATGATCTGAGAGTTTGCAGGGATAACAACATCGGTCACAGAAGCAGCTAAAGCACCACCAGAAAGGTCTGCTGAAAAAGTCTGAGCCATAACAACTTGACCAACGTTTGCAACGTCAGTGCCTACTGTTGTGCCTGTTGTATTTCTAATAGTTCCGGCCTTAATAGGTCCAGAGAAAGTAGTTGTAGCCATTTCATTCTCCTGTCGTGGCTAGTGTCAGCCGCCCAGTGCGTCTGTCAGGAATTATGTATTTATAGCAGATAAAAAGAAAGGAGGCAAGTTAATGCCCCCTTTCCTAGTATTATGCGCCCGGCGAACCGAAGACACCCAATGGGTCAGAGACACCAAAGGAATAACGCTCACGAGCCTTGTACCGGCTATTGCCAGTATCAAAGTCAGCATCCATAGAGGTAGCCATTGGACTACGTACGAAATGCTTGAGGCCGTTTGGCACATCAGTCATCAAGAACCATGCGTCTGTATCTGTCAGATAATGGTTAATTGAATAACCCTCTGGCACAGAACCATTGTTCATAATGGCGTTGATGTCGTTGTCAGCTGTACCTACGCGGCCTTCAGTTTCCAACAGACGTGTTGCAACGAATTGCAGTGCTGGTGGAATGATAAGCTTACGAGGTTGAGCAGCAATCAACAGGCCACGCTCGTCTGTCCAACCTGAAATCTGAATAACGGCGGCTTCAAGAGAAGTCTCGTTAAGATCAGCAGCAACAGTTGGACGGTTTGAGTTAGTGCCACCAGATACAAGTGGGTGTGCTGTTGAACACAAAGACTGACCGTCACCATATGTGGTACCGGCAGCAAATGCGTTGTTTAGTACAGATGCACCTTTAACTTGCTTGGTGTACGCCATCGCACGAGCCAGAGCTTTAGTGTAACGAGCAGACAGAGAATCGTAGAGGTTGTCCTCGATTGCTTCTTCTGTGATGCTGAAACCCATTGCAATGGTTTCGTGTGTATAGCGAGCACTGAATGTCTCTTGAGCAGAGTCGTATTCGATGGCAGAGCCTTCGTTTTTGACCGGCGCTGCTGAAAAGCCCGATAGTTTGACCTCCTCCTCGAATGAACGATCAGAAGATTCTGTCTCAAAGATAGCTTGGTGTTCTTCACCATACTTAGCGTACTCCAGTCCGAACAGAGCGTTCAGTCCGGGAAGGAGTTCTTTGAGTAGTTGTGCGCGTGAAATAGCCATTATCTACTCCTCCTTACACGCCAGTAGTGTTGTTAAACTGATGACCCGCGTTCCATTTAACGAGAGCTTCAGTAAAACCACCACTAGTGTTTTTAGTTTCTTCCACTAGACTAACAATCCGCAAAGGCAGGCTGTTTGTAGTCGCAGAAGTGTCCGAAATACCGATCGTTGAATTACCAGTTGTTGTGTTACCAACAGTAGCTGGAGTAATCATAGCTACGTTAGCGCCAATATCAGTAATAGCAAGATCGCCGACCACTGCAGCTGCGCCGCCAGAAGATGAAAGAACGACAGCCTTAAACAAGACGTCCGTACCGTCAGCTACATAAGCTTCGATATCAGATGCAACGGTGCTGGCTGGGTAATACTGACTAAATACCTTGTACCCAAGAGTAGGGTCAGTATACGAACAACCAAGAAATACACCAATAGGAGTCATTGCAGCATCTGCTGTGTCTAACTCTACGGTGCCTCCAGTAACAAGTTTAACGGCATCCCCGTTGAAAATGCTAGTACCATAATTACTAGCAATTCCGTAATGGCGTGTAACGCCAACGAAAGGAACACCACTCAACAATTTTACTGGAACAAGCCCGTTAGGGCCGTTAACTGCTGGATAAGCCATGTTTAGCTCCTTTTATCCATAAAAGTTAAGTTCCACTACCAAAAGTGACCTTTGTTTTTCGCTCATGGAAGAGCGGCATACGTGGGTCGTTTTCTCGCATTAGGTTGTTATCTACAGATTCAATCTGCGCTTTAGTCTGACCGGAGTAATAGTCATTCCGTTCTTCCACAAGCTCTTTTGGAGCCTTACAAAGCATCAAACCACCAATAACTACATTGTCTTTGAACCTATCATTTTCGATAGTGACCATGGTAATTTCTGGATGATCTGCGGCTTTCACCGGCTCCCAACCTTGACGAAGTTTCGAGGAAACATTAGTGGCATCGACTTGCCCTTGAGTAGCGACACGAACCCAATGAAATTCATAACCCGGCTCGGGATTCGGTGCAGGTAATACTTCTGGTCTCTGCCAAGCCTTACGTTGAGTCGTTTTTTCACGAGTTTCTTGCTCTCTATTGATGCGATTCTCAGCCATTATTCTTCCCCATATCTATTGCAACCTGTTTGGCGTATTGCTCCGGCTTCAGTCCAAGTCTCTTAGCAAGATTTAACTGTGTTTGCGTTAACCTAATCTTCTTAGGTGCTGTGCTCCGCGTAGCGGGGGCAACCACATTAGCTTGCTTTTGAGGTTGTTGAACTTCCTCAGAACTTTGTTGTGTAGAGTCCTCGAAATTATCGGGGAACATCTGTCGCATACGAGAATCAATTCTCTCGTAGTATTCATCGCTCCCAATGGCAATGCCATCTTTCTGAAGCTTACTGTGCAACCCCATCGCCAGAGCGGTCATTTCATCGTCTGACCCGAACCATGAATTAGCTGCTGCCCATTCATTAGCCCGTGTATCTACCGGTGGAGTGGTTTCTGTTGGTAAGTTAACAGGAGTTTCTTCTTCCTGTAAAGTGGGAAGTTTGAAATTATTTAACCTATCAGCCTTAATCTTAGCAGATGTTAATGTTTCTTGAGCTTCAACAACAGCATCTGCATCTCCAGCCTCATACGCTATCTTATATTTAGCTTTAGCTTGTTCTAGCTCTCCTGTAGCAGAACGTTTAGCTTGCTCAAGCATAGTTGATTGATTTTTACCAACTGTGCCTTTTAGTTCTTTATTTTCATCCACCAGCTTTTTAGCAAACGCTTCTAACTCTTGTCTTTCGCGGAGGGCTGTTTCTTTTGCCCGCCTTTCGTCGTGGTAGCCTTTGCTGAAATGTTTTATTCTGTTTTTGACCTTGTCAGAGTACTCTTCAAGTTCTTCATCAGTGACATCAGACGGTGGCTCAGAGACTTTACGCCCTCTGTCAGCTTTTGGCGTATCATCGACAACTTCAATTTCAAAGTTATCCTCAGATTCACTAGGAGGAGAAACAGGCTCACCCGCATCTGCTGCAGCTTTTGCCTTCTTACCGCCCACATCAACTGGAATCTCGCTAGAAGATTCGATATCAATGTCCGGCTTCGGGTTAGAATTTTCTTCATCTGGAAACTCAAACTCCACTTTTTGAAATGCCATGGTGTACTCCTTACGCGCTACAGATTCCACGAGGGTCAGGTATAACTGCCTCTATGGAATCATCATTCATCAAACGAAACTCTTTGCCATTAACCTTAAACCTAGTTCCAGTATTCATGCGGAACATAACGTAATCACCGACTTTACACCAAGGTCCATCGGGATATCGTTCTTTATCGTTATAGGCATCTCCACCCATGTCTATAACTACTCCCATAATAGAAGTAATATACTCACGGTGTTTTTCCGAGTCAGTTTTAAGGAGCGTGCTACCATCATAATAATCACTTATATCAGGTAAAGCTACTAGGATTCTATATCCTACGGGGTTAGGAAGTTGAGCTTCCCAATCTGCATCAGTCATATTCTGAGCTGCTTCAGTCATTATCTTCATCCATATAGTTGCGCGAGAGGTCTTCTACATAATTATGACAGGCTTCGAGACCTCGAATTAAACCTGTTATCTCCTTGTACTGAGCGAAGTCTTTTGCTCCTCCCCCTCCAAGAAACTGTAGTGCTGAAGATTTATCTTCGTTAAGTTTTTCTTTAAGCACGTCAAAGACGGTTTTAGCCATGGTTAGCTAGACTCCTTTTTATTGGCTGTAGCTAATTTTAATATCTCTAATTCTGTCTTGTCATTTGTAGCGCGTTTGTCAGCCTGCATTTTTACACCAGCTTTCTTAGCGTCAATACCAACTTCCAGTTTTTCAAGCTTAAGCCGTTGTTCCTCAAGCTGCCCGTCAGCCATATCTTTAGCAAGTTTACGTTTCTGTTCTTCCTGTCTGATCTGTATATCCGCAACGTCTTTCTGAGTCTTACGTTGTTCTTCTGCCTGTTTGATTTGCAGTTCGGCTTGTTTCATTTGAATAATAGGATCTTGCTGTTGTTGTTGTGCCTGTTTTTGTGCAGCTTGTTGCTGGTTTGCTTGTGTAAGTTGTTTACCTGCCTCTGCAACAA